CAACTCTTTCAAAGAAATGCATCTTCTAGAAGCACCGCATAGACAACACTCTGCGTTGATGCCTTTTCGCTTGGCCCGCGAAGCGAGGTAAGGCTCAACGACGCAGGTAGAGCAAACCACCTCCGACTCATCACTCATCCGGCAATCCCTGTTCGTTAAATAGGCATGAAAATCATCATGATGATCGCACTCAAGGTGTTCTAGATCCAAGGCGTACAAAACACAATGTCTCGCAGAACTCCTTAAACCCAATTAAAAGGCCTATACCACGCAACACCCCAAGCTGCGCACATCCCCTCAACGCAGCCCACCGCCATGAAACCCCTCCACATCTTCAAACCCGGCATCCACACCGCCATGTGCGGCACCACCCTCAACTTCACCGAATCCGACCTGACCGCCACCGTCGCCGCCTACAACCCAACCCTCCACGAAGCCCCCATCGTCATCGGCCACCCAACCCACGACGCCCCAGCCGCCGGCTGGATCAAATCCCTGTCCGCCACCCCCCAAGGCCTAATCGCCGAACCCCAACAAGTAGACGCCACCTTCGCCGAGCAAGTCGCCAAGGGCAGCTACAAAAAAATCTCCGCCTCCTTCTACCACCCAGACGCCGCCAACAACCCCGTGCCTGGCGTCTACTACCTGCGCCACGTTGGCTTCCTCGGCGCCCAGCCGCCGGCCATCAAAGGCCTACGCCCCATAGAACTCGCTGACGACGAGCAAGGCATCATCGAATTCAGCGACCACGGCCACTACCTAAGCGCCGACCTCTGGCGCCGTTTCCGCGAATGGCTCATCAGCCAGTTCAACACAGACACCGCCGACCAGGTCGCCCCGTCGTGGGCCATCGACAGCCTCGCCGAGACCGCCCGCCAGCCCGAACAAACCCTGCAAACCGCCTTCGCCGAACCCACCCACGCCACACAGGAGACCCACATGCCCGAGCAAGACACCGCCGCCCTCGAAGCAGAAAACAAACGCCTGAAAGCAGACATCGCCAAGCGCGATAAAGCTGCGCGGGTGGCCACGCAAAGCGCCATCCACACCGCCAGCGTCGATTACGCCGAGACGCTGGTCGCGGCCGGCATGAAGCCCGTCCACGCACCCACCATCATCGCCGCACTGGATTACGCAGAGTCAAGTGACACGCCCTTGGAATTCGGCGAAGCCGACGCCCGCCAACCCTTAAGCGAAGGCCTCAAATCCCTCTTCAAAGACCTCACCGGCGCCATCAACTTCACCGAAGTCGCCACCAAATCCCGCGCCGACAACACCAGCACGCAACCCACCAAAAACCCCTTACTCGCCGACGCCGAAGCCCGCGCCCAACGATAGGAATCACCCATGACCACATTCACCCAACCCAAAGACCTGGGCGACTTACTGCTGGTCGAAGTCAGCCCCGGCTGGACCCGATCCAAAGCCACGCTACTGGCCGGCACCAACTACCCGCTAGGGCAAGTGCTGGCCAAAGTTGCCGGCAAATACCAACTACTCGACCTCGCCGGAACCGGCCCGGCCAAGAAAGCCGCCGCCGTCCTGGCCGAACACATCGACGCCACCACAGCCGACCAGCCCGCCGTGGTCATCGCCCGCGGCGCCGTCCTGTCGCTGGCCGAACTCACCTGGCCCGCCAACATCACCGAAGCCCAAAAAACCACCGCCCTCGACGAACTCAACGCCCTGGGCATCGTCGCCCGCGCCACCCTCTAACGGAGCCACCCATGAACCTGCAAGACCTGTTCAGCGTCGCCAACCTTACCGCCGCCGTGAACAAACTCCCGGCCATCCCCGGCAAAGTCGGCGCCATGGGCCTGTTCGACGAAAAAGGCGTCACCAGCACCACCGTCATCATCGACGAGCGCGAGGGCCGTCTGGTGCTGGTGCCCAACACCTCACGCAACGACGACCCGGTCCCCATCAAGGGCAACAAACGCAAACGCCGTACCTTCGAAACCCTGCACCTGCCCATCAACCGGCCGCTGCTGCCCAGCCAGCTACAAGGCATCGCTGCCTTCGGCCAGGAAAGCGCCACCGCGCCCATCGCCACCGTCATCAACGACCACCTGCAAGACCTCAAAAACAGCATCGAAGCCACCCGCGAGTTTCAGCGCGTCGGCGCTTTGCGCGGCAAGTTGCTCGACGCCGACGGCGAAACAATGTTCGACCTCTATAAAGAGTTCGAAGTCAGCCAAAAGAAAATCACCGTGGCCCTAAGCGCCGCTGGCACCAACGTACGCAAGGCCTGCCTTGACGCCAAACGCCATTCGGAATCCAAACTCGGCGGCGTCATGGTCACCGGCTTCCGCGCACTCTGCGGGCCGGACTGGTTCGACGCGCTCACCGACCACGAAAAGGTCAAAGCCGCCTTCGCCAACTACCAGGAAGCCCAAGACCGCCTCGGCGGCGACCTGCGCACCGGCTTCACCTTCGGCGGCATCGAGTTCATCGAATACGACGTCACCGTCAGCGGCCAGCGCTTCATCCCGGCCGACATCGCCCAGGTCTTTCCCATGGCCCGCGGCGTGTTCCGCATGTTCAACGCCCCGGCCAACTACAACGAGACCGTCAACACCCTGGGCCAGCCGTTCTACAGCAAAGCCGAGCCGCGCAAGATGGGCAAAGGCTGGGACCTCGAAGCCCAGGCCAACCCCTTGGCCATGTGCTTGTTCCCCGAAGCGCTGGTCGAACTGAAGGCGGGTTGAGCCATGCGCTATTGCAGCCGCGCCGACCTCGGCCACGCCATCCCGCAGATGACATTGATTCAACTCTCCAACGACGACCCGGCCGCTACCCAGCCCAACGAAAGCGTCATCGACGACGGCGTGCGTCACGCAGGAGAACTGGTCGATGGCTACCTGCGTGGCCGCTACAACCTGCCACTCGATCCGGTGCCCACCATGCTGCGCGATGCCGTGGTCTACCTGACGCGGCACTGGCTCTACCAGCGCCGCCCCGAAGGCGCATTGCCCGACGCCGTCAAAGACAGCCGCAAAGACACCCTCAAACTGCTGGAAAACATCCGTGACGGCGTCGTCACCCTGGGCCTGCCCAGCGGCCACGCCGCGCCAGAACCGGGCGAGATCCGCGTGCGCGCACGCCCACCACAATTCAGCGCCCAAACCTGGGAGCGCTACTGATGACGCAGCCGCTCCCCAACACGCAAACCGAACAGTTGCTCGACGCCATGCTCGCCAAGCTGCAGCACGACTTTGGTCACGAGCTAATGGTCGAACTGTTTCCCGAAAACCCGTTGCAATACCGCCTTAACCACCCCCGTGGCGCTGTCTTGCTCGCCTATGGCAAGTCCACCTTTGGCAGCACCGAAAGCACCGACGCCATCGTTCAAGCCCGAAGCGTAGTGCTGCGCCTCACGCTTCTCTTCCGCCAACTCAACGGCCCCCACGGCGTGGTCAGCCACCTCGACCGTATCCGTGCCTGCCTCACCGGCTGGTATCCGCCCAATGCCGATCAGGCCTGCCGCCCACTGTCCGAACAGTTCATCGGCCACCAAAACGGCGTGTGGCAGTACGCCCAGGACTTCGCCACCCGCACCACGCACCTGCAAGCCATACCGCCCGAACACGGGCCACTGCTTAAACACGCAACCTTCGAGGAACACCCATGAACCTGACCCGTTACCGCTACACCGGCCCGCAAAGCGGGGTGTCCCTGCGCGTCGGCGACACCAGCCAGCCACTCGACGTCCAGCTGCTGCCCGGCAAACCCGTCGAGCTACCGGCCGATCACGAATACACCCTCGTCCTGCTAGCCCTCAAACACCTGGCACCGCTACCACCCCAAACAAAGCCAGCGAGCAAATCCGCCGTCGCCTCTCAAAAACCAGACAAGGAATAAACACCCATGCCCGCCAACTACCTGCACGGCATAGAAACCACCGAAGTCGAGCACGGCCCGCGTCCCATACGGGTGGTCAAATCGGCCGTCATCGCCCTGGTCGGCACCGCACCCATCGGGCCCGTCAATGAACTGACCCTGTGCCTGAACTACACCCACGCCGCCCAGTTCGGCGCCCACCAAAACGGCTTCAGCATCCCCGAAGCGTTGCAGGGCATCTACGATTTCGGCGCCGGCACCGTACTGGTCGTCAACGTCCTCGACCCGGCCATCCACAGCGCCACCGTCGTCGACCAACCCCAGCAGTTCGCCGACAACGGCCAGTTGCAGCTGGCGCACGGCGCGCTGCAAACACTGCTCATCAAGTCCGACGACGGCAAGACCACCCACCTGCAAGGCACCGACTACGACGCCCATTTACTCACCGGCCACGTCAGGCGTCTGACTACCGGCAGCATCGCCGCCAATGCCCAAATTAAGGCCGACTACACCTACGCCGACCCCAGCCAAATCACCCCGGCCGACATCATCGGCGGCATCACCCTCGCGGGCAGACGCACCGGGTTGAAGGCCTTTCAAGACAGCTACAACCAGTTGGGCTTCTTCCCCAAAATCTTCATCGCCCCTGGCTTCAGCACCTTGAAGGCGATCACCGCCGACCTGACCATCGCCGCCGGCCAGGTCGGCGGCGTCGCCTACGTCGATGCCCCCATCGGCGCCACCGTGCAACAAGTGCTGGCCGGGCGTGGGCCGGCCGGCGCCATCAACTTCGACACCAGCAGCGACCGGGTCCGCCTGTGCTACCCACACGTCAAGGTCCACGACGCCAACAAGGGCGAGCGCCTGCAACCGCTGTCCATCCGCGCCGCCGGCCTGCGCGCCAAAGTCGACAATGACCACGGCTATTGGTGGAGCAGTTCCAACCAACCGCTGCTAGGCGTCCTCGGCCTGGAACGGCCACTCACCGCACGCATCGACGACGTCACCAGCGAGGTCAACCTGCTCAACGAAAACGGCATCACCACCGTCTTCAATTCCTTCGGCAGCGGCCTGCGCTTATGGGGCAACCGCACCGCGGCCTGGCCCAGCGTCACCCACATGCGCAACTTCGAAAACGTGCGCCGCGCCAAAGACGTCGTCGACGAATCCATCCGCTACAGCTCGCTGCAATTCGTCGACCAACCCATCACCACCTCACTCATCACCAGCCTCACCGAAAGCGTCAACCTGTTCCTGCGCAAACTCATCGGCGACGGCGCCTTACTCGGCGGCGACTGCTGGTACGACCCGGCCCGCAACCCCCAAACCGAACTGGAACAGGGCCACGCACTGTTCAACTACAAACTCACTGTCCCGCTGCCGTTCGAACGCGGCACCTTCGAAACCGAAATCACCGGGCAATACCTGGTCAACCTGGGGAACGCATAAATGGCAGGCTTTAGCTCACATCGCATCACCAACGCCAACCTCTATCTGGACGGCAGTAGCTTCTTTGGCAAGTGTGAAGAGATTGACCTGGGTACCATCAAAACCGTGATGAGCGACTTTCAAGGGTTGGGCATGGTCGGGCTGATTGAACTGCCCGATGGCATTGACAAACTGGAAGGGAAAATTACCTGGAACAGCCTGTATGTGGAGGCGGCCAGGAAGCTGGTGACACCGTTCAAGAGCGTGCAGCTGCAGTGCCGGTCGAACGTTCAGGTGTTCAATAATGGGGGGCTGGTGGACGAGATTCCTTTGGTGACGACCATGACCATTACGGGGAAGGAGTATCAGTTGGGTACGCATAAACCACGCGATCCGACCAAGTACGAGACGCCGTTTTCGGCGACCTACGTGCGGCAGATGATCAATGGGGATGAGGTGGTGTTGCTGGATTATTTGGCGAATATTTTTCGGGTGGGTGGGGTTGATCAGTTGGCGAGGTACAACAAAAATCTTGGGATTGCTTGATAGCACAAAATAAGGCCACTGGCGGCGAGAACCAACCTCATCGGTAAGAAGCAACCCCAGCGTCGTTTACAAAAAATGGGTATTCACAAACTGGGCAGAACGGGTAGCTACTTCAAAGTAGTGGCCTAATGATATGCTGCAACTCCTAGAGTTTTAAAAAAATATAGTGGATAGGCAGGTACTGGTCCGAAGCGTCAACCGAGTGCCCAATCAACAATTCAAGCAGGCCCAACATGGGCGGGTAAGGAAGCCAAATGACTCAGAATGCATCCTCCTCTAATTTTCAGTTACCTGGCCGTATTGGCGTTGCAGCCGATCTGTGTTTCTCCGTCTCCGATCATGTTGGCTACCTAGCAGATTGCCTACTCGTTCATGATGAGGTGGTGATTCCGCTCGATGCAGTAGTATTGAATCGACTAGAAGCGGCTTTTGATACAGGCCCGCTCAGACTGCTCCTAAAGGAAAAAAGGATTCGTTTTTGCCCTTCTTACTCCTTAGGTTATGCCAATGGAGTTAGACCGGAAAATTACAATCGTGACCAGTTCTTTGCGAACGTTCGCGCTGGGGACATACATAGGAGAGCAAGTGATCGTGATGCTCTGTTCGCAGAAATAGAAGAAACTTTCGTTGATCCTGTCTCTTCAGATTACTCAACTTGGCTTCCGGCCAGAGACGATGTTGAGGATGCTTTCGACTATTTTGCAGGTCGCTCAGGCTATGAATTTTTATTTCCCAGCGAACGATATTACTATCAGACCGGCGCCGTAAGTGGTGTAGCAAGGATGAATGATCTGCTTTTAGCAGGAGTTCCATCCATGGAAATGGATCAGGAGTTACCTCAATTGTTAGAACTATGCTTTCCGATTCGACGATTGGAAGGCTTCTCTGCTGATGCTGATCACTTCGCAGCAAACAAAGTAATCAGCGATCTTCACAAAATTGAGAATCTTCCAACGTTTGAAACTCATACTTTTCCTGGATTTTTAAGAGGTAATGAGGAAATAAAGGACATCATCAATATTGTTTTGAGCGATGAAGCACACGATCTCAGGTTATGGCTTGCCAAAAATCTCACTACCAATCTTGATGTGCGCGCAGCATACGACGCATCTGAGCAGCTTTTACCGTCTAAAAAAACGTGGACGAACTGGTTAAGGTTTGGCGTTTCGACAGGCGTCGGTACGGTAGCGGGTATGCTATTGGCAGGTCCTCCGGGGGCAGTGATGGGAGCAGCGATAGGAGCAGCAGATTTGGCTGGTGGTGAAAAAGCTGTCGCTATGTTCGATGGCTATCATCCAAAGGTGTGGTTATCGCATATGCAGCGTACCGGGTTGCTAACCAAAATTTGATGACTTCTTGGATCCAGCAATGAAAAGCCAAAGCATAAAACCACCGTCTGATTGGACTGATCAAGATATCGAGAACGAAATTTCCCGCGTACAAGATGCGATACAAGAGTGGGCTGGGGAATTGGGCATTTGGCACGACTGCGGGTTTAAATCACATTTGGAGGATGCGCAGTGCGAGCCCTCCGAGTACCCCGTTGTAATGCTTTTTTATTCAGACGGAGGAATGGAAGGCATAACCTGCGGCGACTATGCAATCGAGTTCACAGCGTTACTCGACGAATTGGGTTATTTGTACGAGGCGCAAGATGGGGTAACAATAGCGCTCTATACAGACGACAAAGTGCGCATAAGAAAATTTTATGAATATTTTCACTGGCAGTGGGTCTGCAGCTTATTGATTGAAGACACCGGCGATGTTTATGAAGAGCTGTATAGCCATTTCGCAAAGCGTCCCGAAGATCTTCACAAGCTGCACTGGCGAGATTTTGAGATACTCCTTTTTCGAATATTCCAAAATCAGGGTTACAAAGCTCTGCTTGGCCCCGGTAGAGCGGACGGTGGGGTTGACCTGCGGCTGATTCAGGAGAATCCAATCGGTGATATGTTGACCGTAGTTCAGGCTAAAAGGTATGCGCCGCACAATAAAATCGAACCAGTTCCAGTTCAGGCGCTCTACGGGGTAAGCAAAGCTGAAGGTGCAGATCACGCAATCTTCGTTACCACTTCAAGCTATACACCCGCCGCGCGGAAATTTGCCGCTCGCGTTTCAGGGGAGCTTGAATTAGCGCAAAAGGATGACATCGTTATATGGTGCAGCAAAGCAACAGGGGGCGTCATTCGAGACAAGTCCACGCTCATAGCCCGCGAAACGGTAGAGCACCTTGTAAGAGCGCTTGCGCACCAGCTTGACACAACTATCGTGCATGCGTCATCTGGTCATAATATGTGCATAAATACCTACGCCATTGTAATCAAAGAAACTAGGCATGCAGCGTTGCTACTCAAAATTGGCAAGCGCGTAATATCAGACGACGGCTATGGGACACGAGGGGCAGAGGTTCCATTACTGGATTCCTCTATGATGAACGGCTTTAACGAAAGCGGCGTTTGCCGGGCTTTGCGCACAGAAAACGACAAAGGCCGGGTGAGTTATTGGGATGGTAAAAACTACTACACTGCTTGGGATAGATTACCTAATCGCTTTGACTATATGGACTAGCATTTGAAAAACACTGGCGGCTCGAATCGACCGAGTTTAATGGGCCCGTCTGAGTGGCTGATCAACAATTCGCCCGCCCATCGTCACAGTGTTCCGCATCTAGCTATATCAAAAGCGGGCGGGTAAGATTTTCAGGTGCCAACAAGTGAGTACTCGCAGTGGAAAACTCAGCGTCGCCCCTCGATGAGGACGTCATTCCCAATAAGTACGTTGCCTTCTGCGACGTACTCGGTTTCTCCCATGCTGTAGAAAATGAGTTTGAGTCAACAATTAGGCTATACAAAGAATTCAGCAAACGCATAGCGGATTGGCCATTTCCGGAAAAGGCTAACGTGTCGGTATATTCCGATTCAATTCTCATCGTCTGCGATGAGTTGCCGCCGCTGCTATATGCAGTACAAAGCCTATGGTTCGCTACGCTGACTCAAGACTGGTTGATCAGAGGTGGCATTGCCTATGGCAAGTATTGGGAAGATAGGAGCAACGGGAATCTATTTGTCGTTAGTGACGCATTAGTAAGAGCTGTACGCCTCGAGTCGACGGTAAAGGTCCCAGGTGTCGTTGTATCGCCTGAAGTTGAAATCCCCCTCGGCACATGGCTTGCTCGATTTCGCGATGGACCGTTCGCTGCACCGCTCTTGCATTTTGAGGGGCTCAGCGTGGTCAACCCATTCAATATTTATTGGTTCCTGTCGGCAAAAAACCGAGTTCAACAGTTAAAAAATCAGTTTCCTCAGCACTCTGACAAATACGATTGGTTTCTAAAGCTGGCAGATCAGGTTGAAGCTCACGAGCCATTGATTCCAGCACTGGTTTTGGAGGATATGATTGCCAAGGGGATAATAGGCCCTACGAGAACCGATGATGCGTGAGGTCACTAAGACAGTCATTCAACCTCTAGGATTTTGGCAATTTAAGCCTCTTTTACGCTAGCAGCTAGGAGTACCTTGGCGTTTTCAAGAAACAACATCCAAGCTACTCTGGCTGCGATCCTCAAATTAACAGCACCTTTTGGATATCTCCGTAAGGTTATGCAGGAGGCGAGTTCGGTCCGAACAGAGTAAAACCATTTTCTTGGAGCTCCTGCAACTCAGCCATGGAGAGAGGAGTTTTTTCTTGGTCATAAAACGCACTAAAAAGATCCGCAAAAACGGTTGGTCGTGGATCCTGATCTAACCAGTACTCGAACTCATCGATACTGAGTACCAACAGGTGGGTATGCTGCGAAAGGGGCTCGGGCATCAGACTGACGATCACATAATCCCAGGCGCCTGGGATGGAGTAACTTGAAGAGCTACCTTTAAGGTGATCGATTCTGCGCTGAACCTTCTTTTCCCATTCGCGGGTACGCTTTATATGTTCTTCAATAGCTTCCGGCGCCCTAAAATAAACAGGAAGGGGCAATGAATGGCCCTTTCCTTCAACCAAAACGGTATGCCCCGTTTCTGGATGGCGCAAAATCAGATCAATATCTCCTATGTCGTACCTTCCTTCCTTCAAGTCAACTTCCCGTTCAACCTCTTCATAACCAGCGTGCGCGGCTACCATCGCCACCTTATCTATGAATTGGGCCGATCTACGCTCCATGTACTTGGCTTTAGCCACAGGGCTTTCTAGCAAGGTGAAATGAATATTGATCAGGACACTGTCGAAGATTAGCTCTGGGCTAAAAATGGCGAAGCCTTCACCAAATAAGAAAGGGCGCCTGGATAAGTAATGGAATTGCAGCTCAGTGTCGCGAAAAGCAGCTCCGTCAAATGGATGACGACGCAAATAGGCCACGAACTCTGCACTGAATACAGCTTCCAGCTCTGAGTCTGTAAACAACATCGCTTTCGCAATTGCGATGAAAGACTCTGCATCCGTTAGATCTACGCCGCCATTTTCATGGAGACCGCATCTACCATGAGCGTCCTGAAGGCGCGCGACAAGCTCAGCATGTAGGTCAAGCATCCCTTCACAATAGACCTCCAAGGTGACCCCGGTTGCGGCTGCAAACAAATCTGCAACGTCTGAGTACTCGTCGTGAATCTTTTTCATCAGGTCAATTATTGGAACGATACCATCGTTTCCTCCTGACGCAGACTCAATCCGCAATCCGTAACGCAGGTGCTCTGTACGACGAGGATCATTAAGGCCGGCGGCAAAGTCGATCTTACAGTTCTGGCCACGGTCCCCTACCAGGCTCACGTCCGCAAAGTTAAGAACAATTTCGGTTTCGAACTTGGCATTGATATGCCGCGTATATTGGAAAATGGTGTTAACACGTTGGTTATCAAACCCATCAAGAGGTTTATCCGCAGAGGTGTCATCACACCATTGTCCGTGCTTTGCTACTAACGAGATCGCGTATTTCAGGGATTCTGTACCCAGATCCAAGGACACCTTGTCCGCGTGACTCAGTTTCTTCGAGGCACCTTGAACAGGCATGCTGAGCATCCGAGTGACTCTCAGCAAAAAGCACAATCGTAAAAGATCCCAAACGCCACAGCCGGCCGCTACATCTGCGGTCAAAGCAATATCTTTGCTGAGTTCAGATCGGAGCTTAGCGATTGCTTCATCTCGGAGGGTTTCAGTTGTTGCGGAATCGGCGACAGTCATCATTCGTCCATGTGAATTGGTTCTTACCGAGTATATCCGGCGACAAAAAGTTTCCTGAGAAGAATTTCTACCGACAGCGAATAAATGGCGGACGTTCAAGTGCAAGTTCGAAAAGCTACACCCCCAAACGCCTTTGCCTACAACCACAGTCGAGTCATCTGACAGACACGCCCAGTGACCGTCGGTACATTAGCTCCCGTCACCTTCGACCCGTGACAGGGCTTAACAGCCCAGGGCGCATGCGGTTTGTGTGCCTCTGTTGGAAGGACAGGCAGTTCCATGCCTGATTGTTGATGGTAACTGTACGCAGGGTGTCTTCGGGCAAGTCGGATTGCAAAGCTACTCCCACGACTCCATTCCCTGCGTGCAGTTGCCATCACTTTTCCATCCCTGCACGGTTCCATTCAAAGGGAGCCCTGCAACGTTCAGCGCCATACCTCTTCGCCGGTAACCGATTCGGCATCATCCTGCCAAACCTCAATCAAAAAACACCACATCACCTCACTTGCCCAGCAGGGTTTCGAGAGGGCCGCTAACGCGTCAGTGCCATCACACACTCTGAAAAATGTCGGATGTTTCCTTGATCTTTTGGAGGATTTCACGCGTTTAACGAAACGTGTTTAAAAACACTTGGCGTTACGTCCTGAAGGCTACAACACCTTGCGCCATTACCTACGGTTCAGAGAGAATCCGCCGGCTTGTGCGCTTGGACCCCGGCCTCTATTGTTTCCCTGTCACTGCCCATCAGTGGTCGGGTTTAGTAGCCCGTGGTTTGTCGGTAATGTGCATAAGCGCCATTCAGTCAGGTTTGATCCTGCGCTCAATGGTGGTTGTGCGCAGGGCGCCCTAGGGCGCGCCGGTATTGCTGACTCCCCGGTCTACTAACCTGCGTACAGCCGCCACCCTTCTTATTAGTAGAGAAGCGGAAGCGGCTCCAATTCGGAGCAGCAAACTATGTTCAAAGTAACACCCAACCCGCCGGACACCGATTCACCAGATACCGATCCGCCAACCGCCGATTCAGTATCCCCGTACGAAGCCCTCGACCCAAAAAAACTCCACGCCGCCGCCGAGCGCGCGCTCAATTTCTACCTCAACCCGGCGGCGCTCATGAACAACACCCCACGTAAACCCAGCACCATTTACATGATTGCCCCAGACGTCGACCATGAAACCTTGCTGGTTCAAACAAGCGAGAACATGGCGTCGGCCAGTGTTATGGCCAGCAACGTGGCGGCATCATTAGAGGGGACTCATCGCAGTAACGTGCTGGCGCTGCAGCAGGTCATCATGTTGGGGGAGCTGGCGGTGAATCGAATGCTGGATAACTTCGTTCCACCTAAGTAATCGCTGCATTCCGTTGGCGGGGGAGCTGGCTTCCTCGCCAACGGTGCGCGGTTCGCGGTGGGCGAGGAAGCCCGGGTGTTCAAACCGTCAGCATCAAGCGCTCAGACGTGCTCGGCACGGGCTCACTCAGCCGAATGCTTGAGTTGCGCATCGCTACCGATGTAGTAGCGCAAGTGAGTGCGTGCCGCGCTGATTGGGTTAAGGCCGCGAAGCTCCGTAGTCCGCTGACTGCCGTCAGGCAGCAACGCCGTCAAGGTGTCGTTGTAGACCGTGTAGGTCACGTTGTATTCAACGCCGTCGACGTCCAGGGTCAGTTCGTCTTCCATTACAGTGCTCCGATTATCTCGTTTCAGTAGGTGCCACATCGGTTGGCCCGAGGCGGTTTTTTACGGTTCTTCACGGAATCCCGGGAAACACAGAAACAAGAACGCCGATTTGATTGATGATGTTCGTGCGAGCAAACACATCTAACAAACCGGCGTTCTTATGCGCGATATTAATACTTTCCTTCCGTTTT